TGTATTTGCGCAAATTTAGTTTTAAAATATCCATCTTCACTACCATATGCATACATCAAACCAGATCCTTGATTTGCTGCGTTCATTGTGTTGCTTACCAAACCTAAACTATTCCAATTTATTTTTAAGGAAATAGCACCCTTTAGAGAATCTCCTGCAACAGGAGAGAATGAAGCCAAAATATCGGCTTGTACAACTTCATCAGAATCTGAGGTGGTGCTATCGAAATAAAGTTTAGTCAATCCACTTAAAGCATTTTGATAACTAAAAGATGTACCATTATATGATCTAGTACCAACAAGATTGATACCCATATCAGTACCAGAATCTGGTAATGTATTAGTAATAACTACTCTATTATTTGTATCAACATCTACTGTAATACCTGCTCCACCAATCAATGTTAATGTTTCAGAATCCAATGATGTGGTATATCCAGAATCCCCTTCAACTTCATTGAAGTAAGAACTACCGCTAAATTGAAGTAATTCCAATAAATTAGTTCTAGATAATGATTGAAGATCGCCAGACAATCTACCAAGTACCGAATTCGAACTTATAAGCAAATCTTCTGGAGTTGAAGGATCTGTAGTTCCTCTACCAATTTTTACAGTATTGTCTGCCATGACTGACAGATGTCTATTAGTAATGCTGTTATCGCTTATATTAAAATATAAATTTTGTGTGTTTGTATCACTATCCAATACAATTGGAGATCCTACAGCAGTAAGTAAATTCAATCTACCATCAGCACCAGCAAACAGAGTTTCACCAGTATCACCAATATAAAAATTATTAAACTGAGTTCCTGTAGCAGTATTAGTAATAGTAATAGAAGGCGCGCCAGTCCATGCAGGATCTGTTGGATCCTTTACAACTGTTAATTGAATGCCTGCTCCTTCTACTAAACTAACTTGTATTCTATTATTACCACCGCCAAAAGTATTTTGTATAAAAAATGCAGTATCTTTGATCACACTAGAAGAATTATATGTAGAGATACCAAAAAATCTATTATCATTTTTATTGTATGTAACTTCACCAGCATTTAAAACATTACTAGCAACATAACTTGTCATAGTAAAGAATGGCGAAGACCAAGAAATCTGTCCAGTGGTATTGGCTACTAAAAATGAACCATATACATTAGATGCTTGCAGTGCTCTGATTTCTTCATAACTTGAAGTAGATGAAGTGTAAAGAATAGAATTCTTTGATTGTTTTGATAATTTTCTTAATGCTAAACTATAATCACCAATAACAGATTGAGCGATATCGCTAGTTGCAACAATTCTAATTGCATTAGATCCTGGTGCATATCTGGATAATTGAATTCCAGTACCACCATAGAATGTTATGGTGTCATCATACGATGCTTCGAATGAATCAGTTTCTTCATTTGTATCATCACTTGTAATTGCAACATTACTGAAAAATTTACCACGAATTGTTACAGAATCTGCATTGGTATTATTATCACCAGTTATTTCAATATTACCACCACCTCCTGTAAATATCAATGTATCAGAAGGAGTAGTTGATTGTAATAGACTACCGTCAGTTACTGTATAGATTTGAGAATATGCAGGTTGGCTGCCAGCAGTTAATGATCTAATTGTTATTTCTTTTGAAAAATTATCTGTTTGAAGAGTAATACCAGTGCCGGCTTTAAATGTGACATTTCCATTAGTTGATGAAGAGTATACAGGAGAACCAGCACCGATTATATAACCAGATTCTCCTGCATCATCCACCGAAAATTGACCATAAGATAAAAGACCAGAACTCATAGGGAATATAATACCACTTGCATTTCCAGTTGCAATAAAGAGAGGTTTTATCATTCCCGAAGCAGGTTTATTTAATGTATAGTTTGGTGATCCTGTAGTTAAATAATAAGTAAGTCCAGATACCAATGCTGGAGATGGAGTACTCGTCAAAGTAAATTCTCCTAGCATAGCAATATAAGCAACACCACCAGATATCTTTTCTACAATTCCAATTGGATGCGTATCTAATTCATTTGTAGATGAACTACTAAGTGTTTCCTTTACAACCATAGCACTACCGCTTGTATGATCATAAATGCTAACAATATCACCAACTGAAATTAAACTATAATTTGAAGTAACATAACGATTTGTCCACTTACTATCAAGAACTCCATATGAATTACTGATAGGAATAATATTTGCAGAGTAGTTTGTTATTGATTTAAAATTAACAGAATCTTCAACATTACCTATGTTTATTTTATCTGATATGTAAAATGTACTACCATAACCATACTCATCATCCAATTCAGCAGAAAATATTACTCTATCTAAATCTGTTGTTAAACTATTTCTATAAACAAAATCTAATTTTCTTAATAATCTTCTTGCTTCTATTAACCAAGATGCATCATCGCTTGAAGTATTTGATACACCCATAGACATTTCAAGAATAACATCATATTGACTACCTGTTGTTGCGTATCTGAAATATGCGTCTTTACTCGTACCATTTGTTACAAATGAATATCCATCTTGTAATCCTAAATTCTTACTAGAAAACCAAGCAGATTTTGTAGTATTATATGTGAATTTAACTTTGGTGCTTGAAGTGGTATCCAATATAAGACCAGAATCATTCTGAGTTGTGGAGTCACCATATTGTAATCTTACAACATTATCATTTACATTTAATGCATTTACAGTAATAGTTCCATAAAACAAATGATCATCATTTAATGTGGGAGGAAGCATGTCCTCTGCTGAGACAGAAAATATATAATTGGTATCTGTAGTAGAAGGACGTTCTACTAAAATATAATCACTATGTAAAACAACTTCACTAGATGAATATATTGCTTCTAGATCTATGGTCAAATTTCCAGATCCCACTGAAGGGAAAAGTTTTAATCCATTACCAACATTCAAATCAATACTAACAACTCCACTACCCCTAGACTCGGTAAATGCTGCCCCTAATGTCACATCATATAGTTGAATAGGATTGACATAATCTATTAATTTATTGGTAGCGAGGAATAATGTATAGAAATCATCTGAGAGTTCTAATTTAGTAATGTTTGGTGTTATATCTTCGTTAGTTGACATTATTTTTCTCTTGCCTTGTTATTTATTAAAAAATTAGTTATCATATTCAATTGGTTCTTTAACAATTTTACTTCAGATTCTAATTGCAGCATTTTATTCTCATTTTTTATTTTATTAGTATATTGTGTTATTTCTTCTTTATTTGTATTTAATATTGCTTTAGAGTGAAAATCTTTAACAAGATTAACATTTCCTTCTATTTTTATATGCTTCATCATACATCACCTGGAGTTGTTATTATTTTAAGATCCTTTACCATTGGAACATCATTAGAGTAATCCATCAAGTTGCTAAACATGGCAATTTTAATATTATATCTAGAAATTATATTAGATATTCTATCTGCTGGTATTACATAATGCAGATCAATATATTCTCCTGCACGGGTTGATTCTGGTACTATTCCTGTTGAAATCATCTCTTCGTATTCTATTTCATTTATATTTATATCAGTATTAACATACTGTCTCTTAATATAAACTTTAATATTAGTAGACTTTGGCTTAGTTAATTTTAAGAACACATGACATTCCTTAGTCATCATTTCAGGATCTAATTCAACTATTTTGGTTATATAGCGAGCATTAGCATATTCTTCATGAACTAATGATGATGGTCTCAATTCATTGTCAGTTCTATCTATGTCTATATCAGCATATCCACCGCGTGGAGTCTTTATAAGATTTTTAATAGCAATTAAACGAAGACTATTAAGATCTAATATAGGTGAAATTACTCCATCACTTCTCAAATTAATAGTTAAGTTAAAAGAATTGTTATTATATTTAAAATACTTTAATTTATCAAATTGTATATTTGAATTTATATTAACAGAAAGCACCTCTGATTCAAACCTTGAAGGGTCTCCGTCATTTTGATTAATAGTTGCAATAGTACAATCTATTTGATTAGAATTTAAATCTGAATATGATAAATTAATATTAGCATAAGAATAAAGATGGGGGAGTCTAGAAGAATATGGATCATTGAATGTTATATATCCATTAGAAACAAACGAACAACGATTTAACACAAACGCAATATCCGTATTTTCATATACTGTCCAAGTCTTACTATTATTAGTAGTCATTAATTTACCAACATATGGAGCAGGTGAAATTCTACCACCAGATTCTGTACTATTTGAACCATAGTCAGAAGAGTGTACTGAATAATTATTACTATTTGTACTCAATACTATTGCATGTTCACCTGGCAATAAATGAACAGGTGCATCAAATTCAAATACTGTACCGCTAGATGAAGGTCCTACTACATCAGAAGTATTTATTTGATATGGTAATTTTGTTATAGATGCATTAGGATAAGAAAAAGATCCAGGTCCAACTATAGGATATCCTTCTCTTACAGGTCTGATATCCAAGGTTATTGGATAGTTGCTACTAGTTTCTTTTGTCTTAAAGAATATATCAAGTCTCTTTACAAATACTCCTCTTGGGTATTGTCTTTCATCTACAAAGAATTTTTGAGCAACAACTGATCTATAATCTATCATATCATTAGATTTTGTTTCTGTTGTTTTACTACCAAACATGGAAAGATAATCTGACGACTCATTAGATATAGCCGAATTTAAAATCTTATATTCAGCATAAGTTGTTGACAGCGACTTATCTCCATTTGGATCATCAGATACAACAAAATACTTTTCACCAGATTTAAATGTTCTACTAGGAATATTAAAAATAACATCAATACTTCCAGAAGAATCACTTTGTAAAGTGGTTTTGCTCATATAAGAATCTACTCTAACACCATCAAAGAATGGATATACTAAGGTGTTGGGTTTTAATCCACTTATTCTAATTCCCGTAGAAAAACTTGGCATATAGGTAGTCAAATCCGCATTCAATGCCTTAGATCCAAACAACTTTTTTGGAATTTTAGGAACTTGACTTTTAATATAATCGACAAGCCTACCATAAGATGATTTGACATTTTGACTATTCTGTCTATATCCCTGCCAATTAGTTTGCCAGAAGTTCCACTTAGTACCAAACGCACCAAGATTATAATTTAATGGAGAATATTTCATATTTTCAAATGTATCATTATTTCCATTTGAATTACTTATTATATAAGGTGCTATGCTATTATCGTATTCTGGATTTGTAGAATTGTTAATTGAAATATTACCAACCCATACCGAACTAGAAAACGGATTTACAACAAATGAATTGTTTGTAACTCGTTGGTCTATTATAGGTATTAAAGTATAATTTAAATATGCAAGATTTTCTGGATATGATGTTGCAGCATTCAATATGGAATTGGAACTAAAAAGTACACTACTAGATCCTGTGTTATTCAGTTGTATAAATTTAGCATCAAATGGCGGCCTTAATAGATTTTGTTCAGAATCTATACTTATATTATAATCAGGATTTAATGTATCACCAACTTCATGAGTAACAAAAGAATCTACTAATATAGATGTCTTTGGTTTTTCTACTCCAGTTGTTCCATTCATTATTCTTATAGCCTTAGCTTCTTGCTCTAACAAAGAAAGTCTTGTAGTATATTCTAAATTATCGACTCTATCTTCTATTTTTCTAATATCATCCATTGTGTATCTTTGATGATTCACACTCATAGTTTTTACAGTATTTGCATTTACTGTATAAGGTTCCATATCAAAATTGAATAGAGTCATAGAATTTGGTGGCAGCTCTGGACTTTCTGGATTAATAGCAGAAGTACCAGAAATTATATAAAATTGCTTATCTCTACTTAATACTAAACTATATTTGTTTGGTATATAATAACTATAATTAGTGTATATCGCAGAACCACTAGATGGTATACCATATACTCCAGAAGTTACTATTTTCTTAGTAGCATCAACATATTGAAATGGTCTAAAATCAACAACAGAATCTAATGATATCTTTTTATTAGTTAATGGATCTAAGAAGTGTGGAATACTATCATATCCATCAACATACGAACCAGCAAGAATAGGTCCAATTCCAGTATGCTCATAATATGTATAAGATACTAAACACTTTATACCATTAGGACTCGTTGTTACTTCAGAACCATTCTTAATATTTGCATCTCTCCATTTTTGAGTTGCATTTATAGTAGATAGTTCATAAACATTATTTTTCTGATTACCATTTAGTTGTAATATATCTAATGGTATTATAGTAGGGGAAGTGGTTGATAAATTAATACATGATTCTAAACTAACAACATCTGACTTAGATAAAGATATTAAACCAGTACTGTCATCAAATTTAACAGTTTCAAAAATTCTCTTCTTTTGCTTGTATCTAATATTAGAAGAAGTAGAACCTTCAACTAGCATTGGACATATTAGTGTGTATGTGCCAGTAACTAATCTGTCAGAAGAATCTGTTATCTGTAAAGTTTTTCCAGCATTTATAATTCTAGTTTGTACTGTAGAATCTGTTAAATTTATAATTGTAGAATCGGGAGCAATTAAAACATATTCTCTAAGAATGCTAATATCAACATAATAAAAACTACCCGTGTAATTTTCACCCTTAAATTTAACATTTCCTGTCATTTCAGTATTAAATAATAAACCATTTGTAACACTATAATTACTTTTTAAATCTACTTGTATTTCATAAGTTAATGAAGTAACAGATTTAACCTTATCACCTATTGGAAATTTATATAATAATGAACTATTGTTAGATTGTTGTATATTTTTGGAAGAAGGCAAAATTGCAGTTCCGTCTGCATTGTATTGCCCAATTTTAAACATTTCCTGTTCTATATCATTACCATTTCCATCCACTCTAGTTCTTGTTATTCTTTCTATATTATCAAGTGTATAATATGTGTTGCTATTTGGAAGTACAAATGGTTTTATCTCTGTCAGATATACATTATAAAGAGTTCCGTCAACTTGTTTTAATTGTTTTGCTTTAGCTGTTGCTACTGTTACATAATTGACAGCATTACTTGATCCTGTAAATGTTTGTATAAAACTATTAACCGATATAGGTTGATAAAAGGATTCATTAGGAACTACAGATTCTGCAGCTATTACTGAAATAGTAGTATCAATTTCACCAGCAGAATTAGAAACGCTCAAAGTATTTGGAATACCATTTCTAAATGCAAAGAATTCTTCCATACCAGCAATTGGTTCCATTATTAAATAACCATAACCAGTTACAGGACTTGGAGGAGTATAGCTAATAATATTTCCTTTTGCGGTAAATATATCACCAGTAATACTAGCATACTGTTGCTCTGTATACCAAGGACTAGAACCAGTCAATGCTTTAGAATTTTGTGAAGTTGTTTCACCAGTAAGATTAATTTCAACATTACTATATGTTTCTACTTGATATGCTGCACGAACAATAGATTTTGATGAAGTATTAAAAGAATCAACAAAACTTATATCTTCTCTTGCATCAAGATCTACAAATATACCAGTTGCTTGTTCTACTTCTTTTATTTGTTCCGAACCATAAGTCTGCGTTATCTGAGCATGTTGATTTAAATTCCAACCTCTTCCACCATAACGAACCCTACTATTTCTACCAAAAATCCATCCTGATTTTTGTTTAAATTCGTTTTTTGTTACTAATATTGAAAGAGTACAAGTTTTCGTATCCCAACTCATAACAGTACCAAGAGCTAAAACCTTTTGGGCATCAAAATTTGATGGAGGTTGGGCGTTATCTAAAGGAACATAGTCAATATCGAATTGGTATACTTGTTCACCAACTTCGAAATTTTTACCAAATTGATAACCTTCGTTGAATGTTATTTCAGTAAATTCACCACAAGTCGGATTACCTTCAGCAAAAGAAGAAACTGCAGTAATAGTGTAACATGCACAAATAGGACCATCATTTATAATATTTGTTCCTTGTAATAAAGCACTAATACCAGAATATTCATATTCACCACCAGTTGTAGTAATACCTTCATATGATTGTGGAATAAAATCTACAGGTGCTTCATTACCAGTAATCTTAACAAAAACTTCATAAGAATCACCATTTGTTATTACTTTTTTAACAATACCAGTTGCTGTATATCCATTATTATTTCTGTAATAAACCTGTAATACTTCTTCACCTTCTCTAAAGGAACCAAAGTTTCTTTTTGTAGTATTATTTTCAATTGAAGTAAGTGTCTGACTGCATGATGTACTACTAGTAATAGGTCCTTGAAGTGTCAATTTAACAACATTCGGTTCTGCAATAACAACCTGAATGCTCGAACCATAACTGTTTTCATAACCAAGTGATGGATTAAATACAACACCATGTTCAATTAAATCTGATGTAGAATTTGGTAAAGAAAATCCTCTGGTTTCATTTAATGTTGGACCAAACACAATATTACTAGTTGGTATTTTAATGAATAAACTATTGTCAGACAACGAAAGTGAATCATTAGAACTTCCAGGAACCCATCTTCTAGATTTTGCTTTCTTAACTCTAATACTCTGTCTTAGATTATTTTCACTTACATTGCCTTCGGAATCTGTTACTACAGATCCTAAATTAATATAATCTATTTGATATACATCTGATACCGAACTTGTAGAATATCCTCTTGTATATTTTTTCCCTGAATCATAACCATCAAAACCTTGATCATATGCAGTAATAAAATCACCAGTCCATGCTTGATTAAACACTAATCTAGAAATTCCAGTTTCAGTTTCATAAGAGGAATCTAAAATATTTACAGGTGCATCAATGGTTTGTGGTTCATGTACATCAGTATCTGTTTTATTTGGCAACAATGCCCAATATAAAGAATCACCGTATTGAATATCTCGTCTTTCTATAAATCCATGAATTAGATTTTCAGTATCAGTATTTACTATTTCTTTTAATAATACTTTAGATGTTCTTTCATCTGACTGCTGTAAAAAAACTACATGAGGATAATAATGTTCAGATTCTTGAACCGCAGTAGTAGCAGAACTAGACCAATTATATGCATTCCACTGTGACTGAGCTTCAGAACTCACAAATGGGTTTAATGTCTTTCTTGTTGAAGGAGACCAATATTTTACAACAAATTCTGAAAAATTAGTATTTGCCGGCGCTAACCTAAAATTTAATCCTAGTTTTTGAAGATTAACATCTGGAAAGTTATTCAAATCAAAGGTTGGATCGTATCCATCTGCACTAAATTTATTATCAACAGCTGTAACTTCTAAGTAATTTCCCAAAGTAGAATCTATTGTTTCTGAATCTACTGAAAAGAATTTTCTTGGTTTTGTTCCAAATACATTAACAGGAGTTGTTGTTTCAAATTCATATCCGTAGATATATGCTTTACCTGGAGTTACAGTAGCGGCAAATAAATCTGAATCTGAGGATCCTGGAGCAGGAGTAGAATCTACTATAGATACTACACCAGAAACATCTGAAATAATCTTTATTCCATATGAAGAATTAACACGATATGACGCTTCTAAGTCCTGCGTAGTTTCTCCCATTCTCTTTAATAAAAATACTGTTGCATTAGTTGGAAGATTTGTATAAGTTGTAGATGTTATTTGTGCATCATTCTTGGGTACTACTTCAAAATCTAATGATATAGTATCTCTAGAAGAAACTTTAGTAATAACATATTCTGTGAGGGATGCATCGTCATCCGAACTACGAATTAAAACATCACCAACTTGAGCAGGATACTTTGAAGTATAAGAAATAATATCTAATGTAGTTGCTGATGTTGGATAAGTGAAGGCTGATTGTACACCATTTATAAAAATTGTTGCATTAAAGGATATTTTATCTCTTTTCAAATATTCCTTTAATTCTAGTCCGAATGGTTTTACTGTATAATTTCCAGATTCATCATAAGTTCTTCTAGCAAACAATTCCAATATTTCAGAATAAGATGGTGAAGTTTTTGAATATGTTAATTTAGAATCAAATACTCTGGCCAATTCTATGTAATTTGCATCAGATGGAGTTGTAGAAAATGATGACAAAACTAAATTTATAGAATATCTATCTGCACCTGGCGCATTAAAATTATATGAGCCGCTGGCAGGATCCTTAAGAGTATTATCCATTGATGGTGTTATAACATCTCTTTCTATAGTAAATCCTATAGATGAATCTGTTAGATTAAAATATCTATAACCATCTGTTACTTTATATAATGGAACAGTTTGTTTAGTATTAGATACGAAAAATCCATCAACATAAAATATACCTGTATCTACGGAAGCAAGAGTTGCATTACTTGTTAACTCTTGTGTTGTATATGCAACCGCAGTCACATTAGAAGTAGATTCCCAAAAATCTTTTAACTTTGTTGCATTATTTTCAACATATATCACTTGACCTGAAGTATATTGTTTTGCAGATAGGTACTGTACAAATAATACAGGATTATTATCAGAAGATGTAGACGGTAAAACTTCAATACATTTAGCCTTTACCGTATTATCTAAACTAGTTAGCATTTTACCAACAACATTTCGCAATAACGATTCTTGATAATTACCAGTAACTCTTAGAAAGGTTGTTCTATTGAGAGAAACCGAACCGCCGAATACTATACTACCATCGGTAAATACATGATCGCCAAATTTTGAAATTTGAGATTGAAGAAGAGTTTGTAACTGAGTCAACTCTCTTGCTTGTACTGCATATCCAGGTTTAAATAGAATTCTTAAAAACTTCTTTGCGTCATCAAAGTCATCAAAATACGGATTACCTGATAAAATTTCGTTGTTCATATAAGTCATTTATTGTCCTTAAAATCCTATTACTAGTTTTATTTCTTCCAAACTATCATTACCATGACCAATTCTTATTATATTTTGTGCGTGAATCACATCACCAGTATTCATTTCTACTTCAGAATCAGTTACAATGCATACTATAGTATCTTCAACATTAACATAATCACTACTCTCATATTGATATATATTTCGATTTGTAGATGCTACAAAGTTTCCAAATACAGTATTAACCAGCAATACTCCTGTAGTTTTAGTAGTATCAGTTGTATTTATACTCCAATCAATTACTACTCCCCTTGCTATTACTTCTCCAGAAACTGACAATTGTTGTATATAAGAATCTGGGGTAAATGTAGAAGATGTAAATTCCGTAGATACTCCTGCCATTCGAGTAATATCCAATTTTGTCATACATGAATATATTTCATCGGTTGCGTCAAAACTTTGTGGTAATATACTCTTTATAGTACCAGTAGATGATAACCCACTATTCACTAATATAGAAGGATTTTCAATATCCATTGAAAATTTAATTATATTTTCACCTTTATGGAAAGTACCAGAAAGATCGTAGTAAGATTGAACAAACCTACCATTTACATTTTTTAATATAAGTTCACCAGATAGCCTATCCTTATTTAATTTCCAACTTTCAACGGGTCCAGTGCTATATGATACATCTGATACAATTTTAGATTCAACGGTAAAAGTTGAATCTGAGTGATAATTCTTTTCCTTCACTGAGGATATAGCAACAGAATTGGTAAGGACAATATTAATTTTTCCAGTAGTACTAGGATAATCTCTAACTACCAATGCTGGTACACTACCACCAACTGCCGGCGCGCTAAATTTACCCTGTATCGATAATACAGTTAAAACACCAGAAACATATGAATCTATTATTCCAACAGCATAATTAGCAGTACCTTCTACTCCCTGGGTAATAGTAGTAGATATTAATTTTGATACTCTAGTACCATTAAAATATGAATTAGTATTAGTTGATTCCTGTCCATTATACAATGTAACATTAATTTCTTGTTTTGCAGCAGTGGATTCGACATCCAAAATAACTCTATTATTTTGTGGAGTTTTTACAATAATATTTGGATTTTGAATTATACCAATCTGTCTAAACTCATTATAAAAATTCATGTTTTTATCAGTATAACCAAATTTAGTATTAATCATTAGGTTTTTACAACCAAGTTCTTTAACTGCATTTGAACTGTGACCGTAGTACGGAGTAAATATTGGTCGTACCAATGTTTCATTTTCAATACCAACTCTTGAAGTTTTTACAGTTAAACTAGCGCGAGAATATCCAACACCACCCGATAATACTATTATCTTTTCAATATTACTACTATTAAAATTTAATTTTGGGATAAACAAAGCACCAGAACCATCACCAATTACAGTGATTTTTGGTAAAATCTTATACATTGTTTCAGTAGTTACTTGTATTGCTAATTTTTCATCCAGTACAATAGCACCAGTTTGAGCGTTAAAAGACTTTACACCTCTAACTTGACCAGCACCAGGTCCTTTGCAAAAATATACAGAATAATTTTCAGTGTAAAAGTCATCTTGTCTGCTTACATCTCCAGTTTCCATATTCACATAGATTGTGTCTATATTAGAAACTCTTTTATATGATTGTACAAAATGAGAATCTTCTGGTACATAAGTAGAAATATCTTGATCATATTCTACTGAAAATGGATAGGAACCTCCGACTTGAGTTATATCCACGGAAGTAATTTTACCCTTACCGTTTAATTTTGCATCTAACTCTGCAGACAATTGATTAACTCTTACATCATTTGAATCATAAATTAATCTATCTAGAAATTCTATAGGTATAAAGTCATCAGTTATAAACTTTGTAAGTTCTTCTGATATGGAATAAAGATATTTCCACTGATACCCATCAGATAGTATTATAATCTCAGATTCTGTTCCTGTAGGAGATACTGTAGACGCACCACCCTTATTATTATCTAAACATTTATAAACATTTTTTTGACTATTCATTACATAAAAATTTACTAACTTATCATCAGAATATAGTTCAACTGAATCGTCGAATTTGTCGTATACAGTATTGTAAGCCCAATTAATTCGTCTAGTACAAAATGCTACATTTTCTGGAAATAATTTTCTAACAACTAATAGATTATTTCTCAAATCTTTTTCATTTAAAATAGTATCTGTGTATACTGGTGGCTTTGTTTCATTTTCCCATGGCAATACCTTACCAATAAAGATGTAATTTTCAGTATTAGAGTAACTATTAAAAGAATCTCTTAATTGTTTAATTATTGAGTTTTTAAATGTATTTTTGATCATTTTAGATTATTTAGTCAAGTTTGATTGTTCCTGCAAATATTTGTATAATATCTTTTATTTTCAAATCTTTAAGTGGCTTATCTACTCCTAGAATAGAACTCAAACTTGGATACACAACCCAATATTCATTTCTCATATCAATGTCAGAAACACTAGGCAAATAACTAAAACGCACAGATTCAACGAATGTATTTATCGCACCATTAGTGCTTGGAGTATGCACAAAATAAGCATTTGGATTGTTTTGATCTGGAACTGGACGAGAGGGATCGAAGCCATTAGGGAATAAATCGGGGTAATCCTCATCTCCAGTATTTCTTATATTTGCACTACTATTAATCTGGTGTGCTATTAAATTACCCAGTAATGGCTTAAAAAACAAGTCTGCAACAGCAACACTTCTTAAAAATGAAACTTTTTCATAACTTTGCACATATTGCTCAGTATATACTGCAAAACCTGCTGGATGGATTAGTCTTTTAATGATATCTAAAAATTCAGATTCCATTATACCTGTTTTTATAACATATGATAGTTCCTGGTACTTTCTGTTATCCTGTAAAATTCCATTAGAACTTGGTGAAGATACATTAGTTTCATGATAACCTGGTTCATAAAACACTGCAATTGTAGAAACATTACCTTCTAAGGTAGTTTCTGTCTCTCCTCTTTTAACTAATATGTTAAAATTATCACCTCTGTAGTCATAACCAGTATTTGTTATCCGTATATCTGTTGGTACTCCGTAACGATCAACTTCAGCAACCAAAGCGGAAAAGGAATTACCAGTAGAGTTTTGACCAGGAGTTACTATGATATTATCGCCAGGAACTAAGCCAGGTGTTGTAACATTTATTAGAGTAATATTTTGTATTAAATAAGCAGATTGTCTTGAAATTTCTCCATCCAATATCGTGTCTATAAAAACTTCTTCACCGCTGATTCCGCTGTCAACAAATGCAGTATAATTATAGATTCCCGTATTTACTCCAAAGGAACCAACTATATTATCTATTTGTAATTCGTATATAGTTTCATTATCTATTTTTTTCATAATAACATCTTGAATTCTTGCAGATGCTACTATAGTTTTATTTGGTTTGCCGGCAAGATCTTTTCCGTATTGATAAATTAAATTGGTCTTAAGTGTATCGGATAAAGAATTTAATCCACGTACTTTTATAAATTTATTTTCTACCCACAGACTTCCAGACGCTTTCAATAAAAGATTTCTAGGATATTGAATTTCTACATATGTTTTATATAGAAGTCTGAATAAAAATTTATAAGCCTTTTCAGTACCCTTGGATGAGTAATACTGTTTTATATTTTTAATAACATTACGAATATTTACAGTATCTTTTAGATCTAGAATATTTGCAGGAAAATCATTTAAATAATTTACTCTAAATGACTCTAAAAATATTTCTGGACTTGTATCTATATCGGCAAAATCACCAGAACTATACAACGAATACACTGGGTTGTTTGATTTGTTAGTCCATTCAAAATATGCCTTAACGAATGCTGTAAATGTCTTATAATCTTCTCTAATAAATGCTGGAAGTTTATCAGTTATAATAGACCATGTCTGATTGGATGGTTCATACTTTTCTGTTATTGCTATAAAGGTTAATACAAAATCACTTTCCTTTACCTTGGTTCCTCTACTATCTTCTAAGTATCCTATTAGTGTATGATCACCAGCAGATAGATTTTCGAAAAAATATTTCTTATCTGTCCACGGTATTCGAATTTCAGAGGAATCATCTAATTGTAAAACAACATATTTTAAATAATTAGATTTTACATTATTTTTAATATCATATCTAAATGTGAATGATTCACCATATATAATCTGTTTATCAGTAGGATATAATATTTCTATGATAGACATTCAATTACCTATTAGAAGATGATACATTTTGAGTAGTATTTCTATACGCTTTCTTCAGATCTATAGCTATATTTCTGTTTGATACCGTATCTATTGATAATGTGGTTTCTTTACCAGTAAATACATCAACATCTTTTGGTGTTGCAAGTATTGCTATAAATCCTTCTGGTAATTCTGAAATAGTAACATTTAGAGTAACGATACCATTCGTATGATCTACAGTTCCTACATCGCCAGAATATATTTTGTTTCCTTGTACATCTAGATAGTATAATTTTAAGGTTGTGCTATCTTCTTCTATGTAACATAATTTGCTAATAATAGAACCTTGTTCAGTTATTAAAGAATAAAAGCCAGGGGTTGATACGGAATAATTCATAGAAAGTTCATTTCCAAAATTTATTGTATAATATTCTTTTACACCCAAACGAGGATAAATTCTCTTTTCCATAATAGGAACAACCGAAAGAGAAACAAGAGAATTGTGGAACTTTATTACATTTTCGATAAAATCTGATGCAAAGAAATCGTCGTCAAATCCTTTGTAATTAATACTAGAATATGACAAGATGCTAGAAGATAATATCTCTTTAATTTTAGTCTCTGTATCAATTGTCAGTGTTGGATCATACTTGGCGTTTACAGAGAAATTTAAATACAATATATCAGGATCTTGTATCTCTATGTTAACTCCAACTGTTCCCTTATTGGTTATTAAAGTGTTTATAATGTTATTTTTTTCACTTGCTGTAAGAAATGCTCCATTTTTTGGTTTGACCGTGGCAAATACTTTACCAAATTCTGGTGGATCATTATCTTCTCCGCCCCAACATCTAACAGATTCTACTGACCCAAATAACTTTAATATCATTGCTTCATAATCTGAAGCAGTAACTGCTCTCTCTTGAGTAGAGAAGTTTCGTAATGCATTTCTTCTTATACTACCAATTTGTTCTCTATCAGAACCACCAGATGCATATTGAATTGTTTCTATTTCAAAACCACTAAGACTAAATGACGAAAACACAGAATTATCTAATTTACCTATTTCATTTCCTAATGAACCAGATGTTATGAGGAATTCAAAAAGTACAACATTTCCAGTTTTTAATTGAGTCCCAAACACACCATCACCAAATTGAATTTCATACAATCCACTTGCATTTTCTGAAACAAAAAATATCTTTGAATCGGCCGCGGTATCTGTTATATTAATTGCTCTTTTCCATTCAGTAGTAACACCACTAGCATCTGAAACGCTTTCAAGTACATATGCCTTTATAGTGGTAATATCTATATTATTAAATGGTAGTATAATTTTTTGTAAAGGTATTGATATTATAGAAGAATATGAATTATATACTCCCTGTACTAATGTTGCGTCAATAGCAGCATATTTACTGATACTACCGTCATCATTCAACTCATATGGTTCTAAGGTATAATCAGAATCTGTAACAAAATAAACTGTATTACCTACAGAATTTTGAGAACTTATTCTAGTATTTCTTCTTATTATTTTCTTTACTTCTTGATATTGGTCAGCATCTTGCTTTATTATTACTTTTGCTGTAGAATTTTTAGAAGACTGTGGTGTATACCCTAATTGTTTTGCTAAAGACACAACTGAACTTCGTTTAACTGCACTGTCTAAAAATGTCTCATTCATAACAAAATTATTGTAAAATCCATTATAATATGTGTTATATGACAGAAGATCAATTAACACATTCATAGCAGAACCTTCAAAAGAATAACCACTAAATTCGCTTTGTGTTTGTAGGAAACTAATCAGTGAATTTTTTATAGAGAAAAAATCTAAATTTGATATATCTATTTTTCTATTTTCCATGTTATCTTGTTCTTCCTAATGTTATTCCAATTGTACTTGAAGTATTTCCTGAAAAATAATACTCTAAATTTATCGTTATTTCATTCTTATCTGTTGTAGAAACATTTAAAGTTTTAATACTAACGCCAGATTCGTATTTAGTTACTACTGCTCGTATTCTTTCTTCTATTTTTTGATCGGTGCCTGTTATGTAATTTTGAAACATAAAACCTCGTAAATCAGCACCCAACTCATTATTAAAGGGTTTTTCATATAATGACATCAACATCAAGGTTCTGAGTGATTGCTTTACAGCATCATCATTTCTTTTAACATTTATATCCCCTGTTAATGGGTTTTTTATAAAATTTAGATCTATATCTTTTCTTATCATATGCTTATTAATATGTATATAAAATTACCCAAAAGATACATTGGGAGAACCAGTCATTACTGGGTGTCCACATAAAGTCATATCACCCATTCTTACAGATGGTATATTGTTAACAAATACAGTGGGAGAACCAGTTAAAACCTCTGAAGCACAATGTTCTTGACAACCACAATTAACAGGACAGCAGCATGGTTCATGTGGTAAAACTGGTGACCCGACATACACAACAGGAGCGAAATTAACAAATACCGTTGGTGATCCTAATACCATAGTTCCTGCTACAGTTCCAACGCTGTCAACTCCTACTCTTGCTACTAATGTCATACTCCTCCCGACTGCGGACCGTTAACTGTTGCTCGTTCTTTATCAGTCATTTTAGCTTTGATTTTTTCGGCCATCGCAAAGAAATCTTCATCACTAATATCACTACCAGGTGCCAGTCTAGCAGCAACCAAACTTTGATAGTCTGACATAGCGTCTGTTAGTTTTACTGCTGTAGCACCGCACTCTTCCGTAACTCCTATTCCTTCAAATATTCCTTCAATTCCAGAAATAACTCCATCTATAAATTCACCAGCAGCATCCAATATTCCTTTAATAATATCATTAATTATTTTTATCATATCTTGAATTGCTTTTTGTATCCATGCAATTACTTTATTAATCGCTTCCAGTATAGATTCTATACCTTCCATTACCTTATTAAGAGCATCTTGTATCTCTTTGATTATTCCTGTAATTATTTCATTAATTGCTTTTACAATTTGACACGCAATATCTGCTATAGTACCAATTACACTATTAATAAATCCTTTAACTTTATCTAATGCAGATGTTGCTGGTTCCAAACCATTTTTTAATGCACCATTTAATTCTTTAACTGCACCCATTGCAACATCCTCAATTGCGTTTTGAATGGTAGTTACTTGATCTGTTACTTTATCTACTACTTCACTAACCTGATCCACTACATCATTTACCGCATTACTTACTTTATCCATAGCATCTGTTATAGGCCCAACTACGGTAGCAACTGTAGATGTTATACTTTCAGTTATACCTTTGATTGCTGTAATTAAACCACTAGATTGTTGTGATAGACCATCAACTGTATTAATTACAGTATCTAATACTGCTAGTTGCGTCTTAAGTGTAATAACAGTCGTTCTTACTAACATTAGAGGTGTTATACCATTAATTGTTCTTCTCCATGTACCTACCATGCCAGGAACATACACAAATGGCATTTTTGGTGGGACAGGTGCATCTAACCGTATTAATTGATTTCCTGTAACACCTAAACTTGGTGGATCACCTGGCGTTGCTGGTGGACCATTTAAATGAATCATAGGCGCAGTTTCTAATATTGAAGTAGAAGATAACAGTTGTAAAGGACCTGCTGATGCAATATTAACAGAACCCTCACCAGTAACACTAACAAATGGTGCACCCATTCTTAAACTAGCTTGCGAGGCAATATTCATATCTACAAGAGAAGTCATATTAATAATTGGTGATATTACATTTATAGATGCAACGCCACACATTGAAATAACGCCAGCAACATTTATGTCGATTCCTGTGTCAAACTCATTTCCTATACCAACACCAATTCTTCCAATTACTCCAACTTTATCAGCCACGACAGTATATGTGCCGTATATTGTAACATCATCTCCTGCAAGAGGATTAGCAGTTCCTACGCCTGGAACACCTATATGAGTTGACCTTCCAACTCCAATATAGATAGATTGATTAAGTTCTATAACATCTTGTCTAGATCTAGATATTCTGCTAATACCGCCTGTTGGACAATTTATTTCGTGAGCTCCAAATGTCACCATTGTATGATCAAAAAATCCATCAATTCTAGCATCTCTATTACCACCAATTTCAGTAACATGATCTTCACCAACTACTATATGCATATGACCAGCAACTTCTAAATTATAATCTCCGTTTACAAAATGATTATAACTTCCTGCTTCTTGACGTATATTTACATCACCTCTTGCAAGTAGAAGATTTACATCACCATTTTTCATTTTTACATTACAATTACCTTTATTAACTAAAATATTAATATTAGCATTATCACCAACTTCAATATCAAAATTAGTAGAACGATTTGGAGTATTTCGTCCTTTGTCTGCATTTATATAAATTTTTAATGCTTTATCAACTGTTAAGTTTTGATTACCGTCAATATGAACATAATCATCTCTTAGTACGCTTGTATACCTATCTCTTACTACTTTATCAACTTTATCACCATTTGGATGTATTTCTTCAAATGTACCAGAACGATGAAACTGATGTAATCTTTCCGCTCCAGGGGTATCATCAACTTCTATAATATGACCAGATTCTGATTCATATACTTTATTAAAAGGATATACTGTGCTTTTCTTACCCTTTTTTGCTTTTATCTTACGACCCTTAACTTTTCCATAAGGAGTTACGGGTTCGTTCCAGTTTCCTGCGCTTTCAAGTGGATCAAAATTTGGAATAGCAGACATATTATATATTTCCTGTTGGTGCGGTTGATGATGATGTGGTAGTAGATGTTGTTCCAAAAAAACCAGAAACTGCCTCACTAGTAACATCACCAGGAAAAGCAAGAGCGGTATTAAAAGAAGTTGTTATAGTATTCATTGTTTGTTTTCCCAAGTTTATAACATTAGTGTAGAATGGAGGACTCTTTGTTAAACTTTGTAACATTGCTCGAGGACTTAAACCAGTATGAATTCTTTTTCCGTTTGCATCTGTAGGATTTGCTTTAAAGTTATTAGAAGTTGCTTTCATAGAAGAAACAGAAGAAGATAAAACAACATTCGGTGGTATTCCTAATAATTTAACAGTTCCCAGATTAACAAGAGTTGCATTCAATACTCCAGTAGCAAACTTTGGAAAAAATATATCAGCTACTGGTATATTTTCATCTCTCAATCCACCTTCTGATCTTGTTCTTGTTTTAAGATCTACTATAGTTTGATTTATTCGGTTTGCATCATTTAATGCTAAAATATTAGTATCAGGTGTTCCAGCAGGTTTTTTATTTGCACCAGAAGCGTATAATATACTTGGATATGGTTTTGATTTAGGTGTACTACTCAACTGAGCGCCGTGAATATCTCCTCGGATTCCTTGTCCTTGGGGATAATCTCTTTCTATTTGGTCTGTTGGATAATTTGCAATTTCCTCTGGCGTTCTTGGATCTTTAAACCCGCTTCCATATCCTTCATTTAAATCTTTCAAAGTTGCAGCATTTAATCCGCTTATAGAACCTAATATAACTGGTACTTGATATGAATTAGGATCAGCAAAGAAACCAAATACCCAACTACCTTCTATTAGTCCTACAGATGAAAATCCTTTACCAGAGAAGTTGGCTGATGTAGCAGGTTGAATAACGGTTGCCCAAGGTAAATTACCAGTAGGCAATATATTTCTATCTGCATCATGATAACCAAAAACTCTTACTCTTACTCTACCAATTTCTAATGGATCCATTCGATCTTCGACAACGCCAAAGAACCAAGCAAAACCATCTTTTCCTAAAAATCCAGACATTTATTGACCTCCGTAATCACAATCTCTTCTAAGAGATAAAAAAGTTCTCATGGTATATCCTTGTTGACTATTATTATACTCTATACTATGTTTAATTTTTGTTATTAGAAATTTACCAACAAAGAAATTATCTTCAAATTTACTAAATTCTAAAGATATACTCTTATTTATATACTGAGTAGAAAACATAACAACATCGCCTAATTGTATTCCTGCGTTTCCTCGTAATTCTAAATCTATTCCTTGTTGATCCATAGCCTCCATAGATGCTACTCTTCGTAACAACCATTTGTCTACATTATTAGTTGGAGTATTACCCATTAAAGGATTTTCATTTTGTGAAAATAAATATGAAGACTTTGCATTATATTTTTGAACCGCTTCTGGATGATTATATACATTATTCATTATATTTAATTCTGGATCTAATGTTGGATCAATTAATTGCTTAGGATACAGATGAGTTTGCGTGGAAAATAAGTCTTTATATGCCATGGTTTGTTTTGCATATTTTTTTCTAGTTAAATCAAATGTTAAATTAGTAGCAGCATACATTCCATTTTTTAAATTAGTTATAGGTGATACTGATTTTGAGGTGTGATGTATGGCATTAAAGGATGCTGAGTAATCACCCAAATGTGTTTTTGATCTAACTTTTAACACTATTCCATCTTTACCAACCTCGCCTATGACTGGTTCTTTTAAAAACATACTGCCAATCGAACGAAAGTGAAAATTATGATCTATATCTTCATAAAATACATAATTATTATTTACTATATCTGGAATAGTTGAAGTACCCAATATAGAAGACGCAGCATTCCACATTTTACCTGCAATATCAAAATTTTGATTAGTTTCTGGAGTACTATACGATCTTGCTGCTAACCAAGATATACTTTGCATAGGTGATAAATTTGGTATGATTATATACTGTTTGTCTTTTGTATCTTCTATATCTGTTAGTTTTATACCTAGTTGATTTTCAGCAATTTTAGAAGCAATATTACTCAATGTATCATAATAGGAATTTGTTACTTTTCTAAATTCATTTAAAAACATATATGCTGATGAAAAATTTAATACAATAAATTGTCTAGATAATCCACCACCTTGTGCTTCTAATGGTAGAATTGAAACTTTATAGATATAATATTTTTTAAAATCTAATTCTTGCGATTTTGATGCTGGTTTAGTAGAAGTTTTAAGAGCAAATGTTAACTCCTCACCCTTACCCACTAGACTTTCTCTAAATAATTTTGATAATCTTGAAGATGATGTATCTTGAAGTGTTAATGTTCCTGTTACAAGATTTTCATTTATATTTTGATAAATATCAATTTGATGAACAAGATTGGTAATATCAATTGTCTGATCATCAGATCTTAAAGTTATTCCACTAATATAATCTAAATTTCTCATTGTTTATATAAATTACTATATTCTCTCATGATTGATTGAATATATTCTTTTTTTGGAAGAAAAATAGATCTCTTTAAATTATTTTGAGACATTTCATAATCATAATTTGTAATAACATTCTCATTTGCACCATTAATATATGCTTGAAGAAGACCTAACAAGGGATCTATATATTGATTTTCTAATTCAAAATGATGAAGGCTTTGAACATCATAATTAACTACTCTACCTATAGTTGCTATTTCAGTACTAGGATCAGACAGATACGCTATTTTATTGTTTTTTTGAAACTTTTGTAAACTAACTGTAGGACTTAAAACTAATTTGCTTAACGATGCATCCCAGCTTACAACATCTGCTATAGTTTTTTCTGGTGATCCTAAAACACAAATACTATTTCCTTTTTTAATATCATAATCCTTAATACTATCTAATTTTAAAAATAGAGAAATATTGTCACCATATTTTTGATTTAAATAATTGTCAAATGATGTTGATGATTTTGGCCAATCAGTATTAATATTTGTTATTTGATTTACTAAAAGTATAATCCAAGAATATGATTGTAAATCGTAAAAAGAATTAGACAAAGATTCTGGTGTATCACCTTCTACAATATTATATGGTACGCATACTTTTGTATTTTTTAAATTACTAGCAAAATTAATATAAGAAGTAATATCTGTTATACTTTTAAGAGAATTTGTAGGAGTATCTACTATTGTTAATTTATTATGTCTTGTAAAAAACATTTATTTATCCTTTTATATTCGAACACCGCCAGCAATTCCTTCTGTGCCATTACCAGACAAAACACCACCAAGACCTAAAGTATTTGCAATCCCACCCAAATTACCAGTAGCAATATCACTAATAGCTTGAAAAATTTCACCAATTCCCAATCCACCTTGTTTAGAATCGAATGACCCGCCCGATTTAGTATAATATGAATCAACTACTCTAGAAAATGCAAATGTTATATTTTGTTTTAAATATTGTCCAGGGTCTTCCCATGCATAACTCAATCCTTCAACCACAGTAGGATAAGCATTTATAAATTCCATGTTATGCACAACATTACTCGCTGTATCAAGTTGTGATACTATTATAGTTGAATCTGCACTAAATTCATCAAAATACCTAGCACCAGCAGAGTCTCCATCAAAATTTACAATTAAATTTTGCCATTTAAGCATTGATGCTCTTGGTTCCATAGAATGATTTGCTTGTTGATTTTGACTACCTGCTGATATACCAAGTCCGAAATCACCAGAACTTATACCAAAAGATAATCCCTTTTGACTTGTATTGTTATTATTACCGTACATTCTAAATGTTAATGTAATTTCATTACCAAAATTTCTCATAAATGGTGCTTTAACCGCTGGCATCATATTCATCCTATAATCCATAGTTTCTATTGTTTGAGGTGGAATAGACACGGCTTCGCAAGCATATGTCATTGCTCTATTTGAAGTAGGTCTTGCAAGTTGACTTGGCAAAAACACAGTACACATAAACTTATTAGTACGTAATAATGTACCAGCCTGTATTAAAAAAGCAGAATAATCAATTTTTTCGCCTTTTTGTGTATCTTGCGCCGTTGCAAGTCCAAAATTGAAACTACCAATCTTTAGACCTATTCCTAAAGAAGAAAATGGATTATTAGGATCTACAGGTTCTTGTTGTTTTTTAGAAGTAGGATTAAATACTTCTCTAGCTTCTAATTTTTCATCATTATATTGAGCAAGTGCAGCCCCACGTTTCATTAAAGTTTCAGCTGATGGAGGAAATATTGAATCAAGAGCGTTTTTAACAAATGCCATACTTAGTATCCTTAGGTTAAATTCTTTTCAGTTATTAGTTTAAATTCCCAATTATGTTTATTAGCAAACTCTGTAGCAGCCTTCCACTTAGAGGTATTTATGCTCCAAGTTGCTATTTCTTTCAAAAATGTTCTGCGAGATTTGCTCTTAGTAGCCTTAGGTTCTGTGCATTGTCTGTGTGGTTTTATCTCTACAAGGTAAGTTTTGATCTTTTCTTCCTTTTCCTTGACTTCTATAATAAAATCTACATAATACCTATGAACCCTATTATCCATTGGAGAAATATAGGGTATAGCCATTTCTTCTGATGCCCACTTTAAAATATTAGGATTTCTATCGCAAAACACCATAAATCTTCTTTCCAATAACGATCTATAGATAATATTGGCGTAGTTTCCTACATATTTGTTTGGGTTTTCTGGTTTATATTTTCCTCTATATGACATATAAATAATAAGACGAGTATTCTAACAAAGGTATATATTAGATGAGTTCATTTCCTACAAATTACATTTACAATAATGGCGTAACAGATGACGCATATTTCCCAGGATTAACAGAAATGGCTATGCAATTTGGAACCCTTGGGTTCTCTCCATATCAGAGTGCAATAGCCACAGTTGCTCAAATTGCTCTTGTAAACTCTGCTACAGCAACCATACGCAATACTGCTCAAGGAGAGTTACTCTCATCAAAATCTCCAAATTACAATTTTCCATTACAAATGGCATATACCACAGATGTAACAAGAATGAAAGATAGATTTATTTTAAAGTTATATTCTCCAAGAACAAATAGAAATGAAATTAATCCGTTTGAAAATACTGGAAAGTTTATTAAAGATATAGGTATAGTTGCAGGTGATGTGTCTGGAATAACTTCTTTGGGAACTTCTTTAATTAACAATGTAATTGACAAAATACCAGGCGCTGGAATGGCTGGATTGATATATGAAGGGATTAAAGGTAACATTGGTGATGTTGCTAATACCTTTGGTAATAGTATAGCCGAAGCAGCAAGTAAAACTTCCTTAACTAGTGGTAGAATGATGGATTATTTGGAAAATGGTCAAGAAGCGTTTTATGAAAAAACTGAAAGTGGCGCAAGCGATCCTGCTAATATAACAAAGGATGATGTTGATAATTATCATTATACAGAAATAATATTACCTATGCCGCAAGAACAAATTATAGATTCACATTCACATACAATAGGTGGTGCTCAGTTAAGTCCTATACAAATGGGACTTAATATTGCGGAATCTGCTGTAAATTTCTTTGTTAATCAAAGAAGAGAAAAAGACACATCAAATAAAAAAGATTTACGAAACTTTAATCCTAATACAACAGATATTGTTGGGTATTTGAAAAACTATGCTTCTGCAAAAACAAGACTTGCTATAAATCCTATGGCAGAAAATCTGTATCAATCACCAGTTGCTAGACAATGGCAATTCACTTTTAATTATATACCAACTAATAAAAATGACTATGATACATTTATTCAAATGATAGAAAAAATAAAACAACACTCATATCCAACTTTAACTGCTGATGAACTATTATATAATTTTCCAGGTACATGTGATTTCCATATGGCAATAAATAATGAAAGAAGTTCAGTGTTGTCATACAATAAAAGACCATGTTTTATAAGTGATGTTCAAATATCATATCTAAATGGAACAGGAACATATACACATTTTCATGATGGTAGTCCTACAAGTATAGTTCTTACTATTACATTAATAGAAACTCAACTCTTAACAAGAGAAGATTTTATTGATAAAAATACTTTAGATGAAATTAAAAATGGTACTTATGTTCCCACGCCAGTTGAAGAACCATTGCCAAACATGTATGAAGCGCAACACCAATCTATGTTGGGTTAAAATAATTAGGAGAAAATAATGATTGATTTGAAAAGTTTAATAAGTTTACCATATTATACAACTACTGTACCATCAACTGGAAAAACAGTATCGTTTAGACCATTTGTAGTAAGAGAAGAAAAATTAATACTTATTGCAAAGCAATCTGATGATATACATCAAATACATAGTGCAATTCAAAATGTAATGCAAAATTGCTATAAAGAAGATATCAATATAGAAGAAATGCCTTATTTTGACATAGAATATCTATTCATTCAATTAAGAATGAAATCTATGGGTGAGATTGTGGAAATTATCATAAAAGATCCAAAAACAAATGAAAAATTTGATACAGCAATGAAATTGGAAAACATACAAGTAACAAATTTAGATAAACTTAAATTAAATTTTAATATTGCAATGAATGATTCTTTTGGGGTTTCTGTTAAATATCCTCCTATAACAGTATTTTCAGAATTAAATGATGAAGCAGAAAAAAGAACTATTTACAAAATAATGGCAAAATCGATAGATAAGATTTATACGAAAGAAGAAGTGATTCTAACAAAGGATATTCCACAAGAAGAAATGGAAATTTTTATAGATTCTTTAACAATTGAAATGTTTAATAAAATATTAGATTTTTTTAAAGATATGCCAAAGATTACATATAAAGACGAGTTTGTATCACCATCAACAGGAAACATTATACCAATAGTAATAGATAAATTTAAAGATTTTTTTCACTAATGCTCTCAGTCGAAAGTTTGAAAACGATGTATGAAAGTAATTACTCGTTGATTGAGAGCAAAATATTTAGTTTGACTGAGCTTGAAGATATGACACCGTGGGAAAGAAAAGTATATATTGGTCTATATTTAAAGGATATGAAAAGGAAAAAGGATAGCATAGATGCAGCAAGAAAACGAACAAGAGGTTAATTAAGTGGCAGAAAATAATCCAAAAAATAAAATAAAAGCATTGGATATAGCGTCTTTGAAGAAACTTCTTAATGATGCTGCAAAATCTGTAAAATCTGGTGATTTAGATAAACTTAAAACCACCAAAGATGCGTTAGTAAATATTATGACTAAGGTATCTAGAGATTCTGTTGCATCTAATCGTAAACAACCACCAAAACCAGGTCAACCAAAACCACCACCACCTCTACCTTTTATAAGACCAAAACCTTCTGGAGGTTCAGGAGGAGGACCAGGAAATAAACCAGGTCCTGATAAAGGTCCTGGTCCTGGTACTAATCCTGGTGATGGCCCAGGTTCTGGAAATAAATCTGGTGAAAGTAAAGGACCAGAATCCACAGGAAATGATAACGGTAAGTCACCAGGAAATAAACAAGTGCCTGGTCAAGGTGATGCACCTTCAGATATTGAAGGAAAAAAAGAACAAACAGCCAAGAAAGCTTCAGAAACCCCAAAAATTCCCGAAAAAGTTCCTGCACCAACTCCAGAAAAAAAACCAGAAACTGCTCCTACTCCTATAAAAAATCCAATAGTTCCTCCTATTCCTCCTCCACCAATAGAAGTACCTATTACATTTCCACCAGAACAACCAAAATTAAAATTTAATTTTAATCCAGATGCTTTTGATCAAAAACCAATTTTAAATAAACCTCATAATGTTTGGCGAGTGAGTGATAGGGGTTCTGGACCACCTTACTTGGCTAATCCTAATGAACCAGATTATGGCAACCCAGAACTTAGCGATTGGAAAAAATATGGATTACAGAATCCAGAAGAATTTCCATTAATACCAATTGATGAAAATGGTAATAGAATTACTCCTGCAAAACAGAGAACTATAGATGGTGTTCCTGTTGATGAATATGGTCATGAAGCAGGTTCAAAAGATACTTATAAAGCATCAAAACGACAAAAACAAGAGGATGCTGAAGCTA